TCAATGATTTCTGGCGAAACCAGAAGGTCAGTGATGCCAGCGCGTGAACCAGTAGCTGGGGTGCCTTTAGCCCATGAAGTGTTGATACGCTTTGCGAGAGTCAACAGTTCATTGAGGTCAGCGAGAAGGAAACGGCCAGCGACATTAGCTCTTTGAACGTGAGCTTTGCTATTGGTCGAAGCAGCGGCGAAAGAACTCATTACCAAGTTGGCAGAGGTAGACTCTTGTTTAAGGAGAATTTCCTGAGCCATACGGGTAAAGGTCTTTGCAACTACATCCATACGATGCTTGGCGGCATAACGACGGTCGAACGAAAGGGCGCTATCCAAACCGTAGGTAGCGACTTTCATTTCCGAAGTGGTGGGTAGAACTTGATTGGTAGGAAGACCACCAGCAACGGACTGAGAATATACAGTGATGTAGTCGGCGTCAGTTACGTCGTAGTAGAGGTCCAATGGGATGCTGGGATTATCATCGGCATTGTAAGGCAGAGCAGTAAACAAATTGCTCAGTGTAGGAGCATTGTTGATTACTTCCGCGAGTACTGGTCCGATAAATTCAGCGAGAGCTACTTGGGCATCGTAAGCGACCGAGCGATTACGGCTAGCCATAGCTTTAATAAGTTCGATCTGTTCTGGAGTGCGCTTTAATGTGATTTTCATTTAAATATTTTCCTTTCTTATTAGAAACGCAGACCAACGATAGCGAAGTTACCAGAGAACTGGTCTGAAACGCTAGTGAGGTTAGAACGTGAACCTGTGCCGAGAACGAGGCCGAGTTTACCAGCATCGCTGTGGGCACAGCCAGTGATCTTTCCGCCGTTAGCGGAGAGTTTAAAGCCTGAGCCAACGGTCAGGACGCCATCGATAGCGTTAGCGGCTAGCGAGAAGATACCACGGGTAGCAACTGGCACGGCTTGACCGGGCAGTACGCACATAAGCTCTTCGGCCTTCTGGCGGTAATAGAGAAGCTTCTCGCCATTCTCATCGTACTTTGCAGTCTGACGGAGGGTGAGGCCAAGGCAGTTGGTCAAGTCGCCTGACGCGGCAGGAGTGATCTTGAGGTTAACCTTGGGGTATTGGTTGAAGCCAACGTGAGGGAAGTCAGTTTTACCGAGATAGGAATCGGAACCGTATGAAACGGGGTCGAGGTCAAAGTTGCCAGCGGAAACTTTAACGAAAACACCCGCGTCACCAGTGCCGACGCCGGTTACATTGTCGTTGACAGCATCATCAACGAGAGCATACATATTTACCACATCATTGTCGTCGTATTGACGGAAGGGTAGGAGACGAATAGCCATATTATTAGTTAGTTACAGTTAATTTTTGTTATTTAGAATAGCTTACGCTAATATTTTCGCGGGAGAACGCAGAGGCGAACTTTTCACGAAGAGAAGTTTTTTCCAGAGACACTTTGCTATCTGGAGCTTTGTTGGTAGCAACAGCGCTCTCTAAAGCAGTCTCGATATCATTTTTCGCGGCAGGTTCAGCCTTAACTTCTGTTACAGAAGCTTTGCTAACTTCTTTGAGTCTAGCTTCTACCTGTTCTGCGATCTTCTTCTCTAAATCTTCTTTTTGAGCTTTGATGAACTCTTTATTTTTGTGTTTCCACACGACGGCGAACTTCTCTTTATAGGAAGCGAACGCCTCTTCTGTGGCTTCAACAGCTTGAACTTCGCTAATAACAACCTTGCGGTCATCATCAGAAAATTCATAAGCGCTGTCGAGTTCGCCTACGCGAGAGTTAAGGCGAGCAACGGCCTCTTCTTGAGTCTTCTCTTCTTTAAGTTTAGCAAGCTCTTCTTGTGTTTTTGAAAGTTCACCCTTCATTTGTTCTACGGAAGCGACGGTTTGTTCGTAAAGCTTGGCAGCTTGTTCTTTTGCTGTTTTTTCAGCAGCGATAGAGTCGCGGTACTCTGCGTCTTTTTGTTTGATAGCTTCAGCAAAGTGGGCAGTCATCGAAGCGACAGCCTCTTCACCGAACTTCTTCTCAAGAAGAGCAGACTTGAGTTCTGCGATAAGTTTTTCTAAGTCCATATGGTTTATAGTTTTTACATTTTTTATCTGTAAAATGGAATTTGATTTTTTATTGGCAACGAAGGCATTCACCTGTTCTAAGCATTTTGCGTGAACATCTTGGTTCTCTTCGTAATCCTCATTTACCTCTGGAATTTCGGTATTTTCATCATCTTCTTTCAAAGAAACTGGCACCGGAGCATCGAACGCAATAATTCCGTTCACTTGAGCGGCTGGATTAGTAGTAAACCCTCCCCCGAGTGGATAAATGTCACCAACAATCAAACGATAAATAGGAGTTCCGTCTTTCATTTTGCCAGATCCACCCTTAGCTTTTAGATAAGGCATAAGTTCTTGAACTTGCTTTGGATCAGTAATGATATCGGCTTCTTTTAAAGACTTGCTTCCAACCGCAATAAAATATTTGTTCAATCCGATCTCCCAACTAGCAGAGATAGAATTATGGAAGCTGTCTTTGGGATCGGAATTCTTTAGCATTAGCGAAGTGAATCGCTTATCGATAGTTTTATAAATAACTCCAGCAACCGAAAGAAAAAATGGATCTAAAGTTTGTGCTGCTTGCTCTTCCGTCATGAAAGAGTTATCATCAAAACGATTAAACGAATAATTTGTGATGTGGCCAATCACACGATCTTTATTATGCTCAATATTTAAGTATTTGTGCATAAAGTTCTTAGCAATTTTAACAGCAGTGGCTCCAGAAATACCATCGCCATTGTTGTTAATCATATTTGGCACCGCTAGATTAAAAGAGACTCCTAACAAGTCTGGATTCTCTTCGAAATCTACGTTGGGAGAAAGTTTTCTCAACTCCTCAAGAGAGGCTTTGGAAACTTGAAACTTTTCATGCCCAAACGGATAGCATGAAACGGAGATATCCTCCCATTTAGCAGTATACTTAAATGCCATAAATTACTTTACAGCGGAATGGTGTAAAATAGCCGCAGAATATTCGTCTAGGAGAAATTCATCAGCAGTATTCGTGACTTCTTGAAGAGGAGACAGCTTTTCTAACTCATCTAAATTCGCCATACACTTCTGTAAGCTAGATGTCCAATTTTCCCTTTCGGAAGAAACGACGATTTTTTTGCAAAGCTCAGTAACACTCTCCTTTTGCTGTTTATTTAGCTTTTTTACATTATACTTTTCAGAAGCGAACGATTGAGATGCCGACATGAAAGCTTCAATCTCGTAGACTGTAGATTGAATATCTTTTCTTGAAGCTTTTGATGTTCCAGTTGGTCTTCCGGCAGAAGAATTCTTTGGTTTGGCCGTTGGAGCGCCGCCTGTATCTAAGCCTTCAATAACAGGGATTCCTCCAACAAGAGGATTATACATTCCTTTCTTTCTCTGCTCGCTAAGAGCCTTCTGAGCCGCCACAAGCTCACTAGCTTCTGGCATAACGCCAGTTTTGATCGAAGTAACGCCTTGCTCTGGAGTCAATACGCCAATTTCCATAAATCGACTAATGATTTTCATGTATTGATCCTCGTCCTTAAGATCGATCTCTTTAAATTTTGCTGTAGGATAAGCGCGAAAGCCCATATCTTTAGAAATACGAATGATTTCTGGCTGCAAAATGTCGTTTAAGAAAGCGTTACGAGATTCGCGCAAGCGTTCCATGAAGAAACTAATTTTTGCGTTCGATCCGTTATACTTCTCTTCTCCAAGCATCACATTCATTAAGCCTTCTTTGATATCTTGATTTAAAACTTCGTACTTTTCTTTGCCCATTACTCTTTTAAGATCAGGGATAATGAAATCTGCCTTTGTAGTATGGTCAGAAACAAGAACTCTGCCAACGCTCTCGTTCATAAACAAGTTTTGCATGGCAGTCATATTGGCTGGATTAATGCCTCCCTTATCTGGCTCCGCGCCCATAGTGATAAGCAAAATAACATTCTCTACTGTGCGAGAAATCATCTGATCGATTCTCTTTAGTTCGATCTTGGCATTTACATCCTCCAATACTGGGTAAACGAAAGGGATCGCAAAGGGCTCATAATCCTGCTTCTTGTAAAAAGAGTAGGTTAAGAAGGTTGGATCTAGTTTCATCTTTAATCCATCTCTAAAATACTGACGCTTTTTAATCTGCTTCTGGATTTCAGGATCAAAACCTTTCAGAAGCTCTTCATCAGCATCGTCTTTTGGATTGCGCAGTCTTTCTAGTTCATATTCAGAAAGAACCTTTTCATAAACTGCATTAGCAAACGAACTTGTGATCTTTGCTACGATCTCGTATGGATTAAGCAAGATATAACGCAGTGGAATTTTATTCTTTTTAATTCCATTTTCACTAAGTCCAGACAAAAGCTTATAGTCTTCCGCATTAAACTTACCATCGATACGATAATAGAAGATATTACCACTGCGATAGTATTCGCGGAAGTATTGGTCCTTCATCTTCCATAGTTTAATCTTATTAAACCACTTGTAAAAGAATTCTCTGCTTCGCTCTGTTCCGCCTTCGAGATAGATATCTGTATTTGCAAACTCTGTCTGAATATCTACTGTATTTCTAACGATAGCCACATTAGCGTAAGCTTTTTGGCAAAGCATAATAGAGTCTCTAACGTCTACGCCATCTTTTGTAAACTCATAAGGCAAAATACCTTGGCTAATCAAAGAGTATCTACCGATATTAACGTCTGTTCCGTTTCTTGGGATTCTAGTTGTCTGAGATGCGCCGCCACTATGAGCGCTTCTTGTATATGAAGCGCGTGAAATCTCATCGAACAAAGATCCGCCTACTAGTTTGGGCTCTACAGAAGATGCCGTCGATAGTTCAATCGGCTTCGCGGGGCTCTTTTTACTCCAGTAGTCAGATTTTTTATTATATTGGCGAGGCATCGTAATAAATAGATATTAAATATTACACTGAAAGTATCAAAAGTACTTTGAAAGTAACTTTATTGAAAAAATACAGCCGATATATCGTCTTTTGATAGATAAGGTTTAACGGCAGAAAATGAATTGCCATTTTTATCTAAAAGTTCTATTTCCATGCAATCATTAAGATCTATATCAGAAGAGGAAAAGTATGAATTTCTCGCAAAAGGATGTTCGTAATATAACTGCCCATTCTTTTTTATTTTTATGATCAAATCTTCAGTATAATTATTTATGCAGTATAAATTAACTTTTTGATCTAAACATAGACAAAAAAAACAATCATTTTTTAAACAAAAGTTTATATCGTTTCTTCTATCAAATAGATAAGATTTATTAAAAAGATTTGTCGCATATGAATTTGGTATAAAATGTATCTGTTTTTCTTTTGAGAAAAAGCATCTATAAAAAACCCTTTCGTAAATTTGAAATGGCATAAGCTCTTTACGAATCTCAGGATTATTTAATTCTTCTATAGAAATTGGGTTTCTAAAATTTTCTAAAAAGAAACTTATATCTGAAAAAAAGCTATTAGTAAAAAGAATCGGATTTTTATCACATTTTGGTATGCACATTTTTATCTGATCTTTAGATACATTTAATATATTTAAATTTTCAGTATAATAATTTAGATGATCAATGATCGCGTCATCTTCTGTATATAGAGCATTGTCAAATCCAAGTTCTCTTGCCTTTTCAAATAATAATTTTGTATTTTTAGCAATTGTGGGGTCAACATTGTTTTCAAAAGCCGCTATCAATCTATTTCCAAACGTATAGCACAAACAGCCAACATAAGTCTCTCCATTTAAAAAAGCCTCTTTCTGATACGATACTGGTCTTAATATTTTTTCCTTATTAATAAAATGATAAGATACAGAGTCGATAACATCTTGATCTAAATCACATCCAGAACATAAAACGATAGGTAAATTTAGTTTTTTTAAATTAGATATCTGATACTTTAATATATTTTTTTTGCGATCATTTATAGGATAAGCGTTAATTAAAATTACAGTTTTCATCTTGCAAAAAAGGGAGTGAATGTGGAAGACGTTCTTTCTACTTTCACCTGCATCATATCTAAATATACTTTTAGCATCCAATTTCCTAAAATCAAACAAGAATATGAGTCCTTTCTTGTCTTTTCTGCTCCACTCTGCTTTCTGAGTTCTGGCGGAAGATCAAAACTTTGATGGCCATTAGCAGTAGTTGTTGGCATGATCAAAGAGCATTGAGCCTTAACCAGTTCCACCATATCGGCTTGATGATCTACAAAATCTACCATCTTTGCTTCATTACTTTGAGAGTCTTCTTGATCTCTAATAAATTTTAGCATTTTGATCGGGATAGTCTTTGACTTTTGGGTAGTAAAATCTGAATCTACTGCCTCTGCTCCAAAAAGCATCTTTCTATGATCGAAATTAGATTGCAATAATTCGTTAGCGTATCTGATCCAGCTGCTTGTAGGTACGCGTAAGATACAAATTCTTTTTTGATCTAGACTATAAGCTGATCTAGCCTTTCTAAGCTCATCTTGATAAACTTCTGGAGAGTCTAAATCGGCCTCAATAGTTTTTACTTCAATTTTACTCTGTTTAAATAGTTCGCTTTCATTAGCGGCGTTTAAAAATTGCAAACCTCCGTTATAGTCCCCGCACATAGCTACGATATTAAAACTATTTAATAAATAATGAAAATATTCGATATGCTTTTTGAGGTTTGTTCCAGACAATGCGTAATTATGAACTAGGATGCCTCGCCCATTGGTCTTATCGATCTTAATAACGTTCATTGCAAAGTCGTCAGATGACTCATTCTCTGCCCAAGAAGGATCGAAGCTTAAAATATACTCTGCTGATTTTTCTCCAGCAACTTCGATGCTCTGACCTTCTCCAACTTTAATCGTACATTCGTGCATCTTGCTAAGTTTAAAGTATCCAGAAGAGTCGTCTACAAATCTAGATCCGAACTCTCTCATAAATTGAGATTCCGACATTGTAGATTTGGCCTGAGTTAACAAACTCTCATCATATAGTCCGTGAGGAGCAATATCATACGAGAAGTGCAAAATGGCGCGAGTTGAATTTCCCTTACCGTCCTTTTCGGGCTTCATAATAAGCGACTCGTATTGCTTATATAGCTTATACATATACTCGAACTGATACGAAGCGGAAGATAAGACAATAATTTTATTGTTTGGCCATTGAAAGCGATCCTGCTCTGTCATATCTCCTCTTTTAATAAGCTCTGTCTCAAGATCATAAACTTGCTTTCTTTCTGTTGGGTTTTGCACTACCGAAAGGAAAGGGATAATAACTTCATTAAAAATTCTGTCTGGCATCAGCAAGAATTCGTCGATCATCATTCGGTGAAAGCGAAAGCCGCGCAACTTTTCACCGTCTCCTAGAGGCAAACAAGTAATTTTACTTCTTCCAAATTCCATTGTCCACTCATCGGAGCTTTTGGATACCTTAGTAATACATTGCTTTAAGAAAGCGGCATTTGGCTTTTCCGCGATCTCTTCAATCTTACGGAAAATCATCTTTGCTTGACGGAAAGTTTTACTAACTATTCCGATATGCACTCCTTGATTAAGGATAGCGTCTAAACTAGCAAAAACAGCGCACGTAAAGCTCTTTGAGAGTCCGCGACTCCATACCATCATCGAGTAGTCTGTCTCGAACATGGTTTTAATAGCCATGTGTTGAAATGGAAACAACTTAACGCCGCAAATAATCTCCGAAGAGAACGAAATATTAGCACGCAAAAATTTATAGAGAAGGATTTTCGCGTCCTTCTCTTCCAAAAATCCTTGTCTACTAAGGATTTCTTGATTTACGTTACGGAATACGCCTTTTCTTTTTTGATTTCCTTCGATCCAAGCCATGATGAGTCTTTGTCTAAAAAGTATTGAACGTCCGTCTCCCAAAGAACGGAGCCAGCTGCCACCAACTTCGGAATTAAAATTTCACTATTAGCCCTATTGCCAGAAAAAATAAATTGGCAATGCCCAGCAAACTCATGCTGTAATAATCTCATATTATGATATATGAATTTTAAATTCGACTTGTGCGGAGTAAAGTCATTGTTATTTTTGATGCGCTCCAGACTAGATTCCGTAACGATAAAGAGATAACACTCCATGTCTTTGCATCTCTGAAGCTCTCTACGGAAACGCTCTAAGTTTTCCCCCACTAACGTGCTCTTGAAATCTCCTTCAGACTTTCTATCTACAAAGGTTTTAGAATAAAACTGCCCACCAGCAGTATAGTCTCCGAAATCTAATTTAACTTGCCTTTCGTTTGAAAAAGAAAGAGGTTGTTGCTCTCTTGTATCTACGAAAATCTCAACGTCAGAGAAGTCTTGATGAAATTTCTTAGATAAGCTTTTTCTAAACATAGGCTTAATGCCTACCTCTTCACAAACTTGTGAATATGTTCCAAAATGCTTCTTGTAAACATCAACAGAAGGCATTTCGCTAGTCTCTAGTTCCAAATGCGATGGAGCATAATTAAGATTTTTAATTTTTATTCTATAAGCGAGCATCTTCTTAATCTGCTCTTTTACTTTCTCTGGAGACTCTATCGCGCACCACTTTATAAGTTGCTCTCTGTTATCAAAATCCTTTTCAAAATAAGATTCCTTATCTTTGAACTGCAGAAAGGTTCCCGTTAACAAATTCTTACGCGGGAAATGGGAGACGTAGTAATCCCCAAGAGACATTTTATGTTTCTTTAAATGGGTATGTAAACTTCTTTCAGAAGCGAAGTCTTGGCTGCACTCTAAGCACTTAAATGGCATCGTCTAATGATATACCAAGAATACGAGCTTTCCATTCTACCATAGTTTCCATCTTTTTAGCCTCGTCTGTCACTAAAGACTTTTGCATCTCTGCTATCTTGATCATATTAGCTCTCTCTTCTTCATCTTGAAACAGTTGAACAATAGATAATACAGAAGCATTTTCTTTGTATCTAGCATTGATTCTTCCTGCACGATCTCCTTGCAGTTTTTTAATAAGACTTTCGACACGCCCTTCGCATTGGTGATATTCGCCGCTCTTTGCCTTGATAATTTCAGCCAAACGAATGCTCATCTCATTTTGTTCCTGAGTATCTTCGAACATTTTATTCAATTTATCTAAATGGCGAGAAGTGGTTTCCAAATTGATAATTTCCTTGCAAACATTCATATATAAGTTCACTTCGTCAGCAGTTAAATCGGGCTTATCCCAAGTCATTCGAATAAACTCTTCTTCAAAAATATTTCTATCATCCATATCGCCGTAACAATTAATAATTTTTTGAAATCTAGAGTTTGCTAGATTAATCGATAGCTTTTCAGCGCAAAATTTATGATGGCGACTCATTCTGTCTTTTTCAATCTTCTCTCCGGTCGCTTGATTGATCTTTCCGATAATTCTTTCTATAGATCTTGGAACTTGATACTTTGAAGCGATTGCCGAATCTCCCGTATTATCCAAACAGCCGGAACTTTTAACGTAAGCTGCAACAGTCCGCTGCTCTATTCCAGAAGCAACAACATCTTTGTCTGGATAAAGCAACTCTGCGATCTTAAATGTCGATACTCCATTGCCCGCCTGCTCTTCAATGAAATTTTGCTGCTCTTCAGTTAAAGGAAGCTCTCCTATCTTCTCGTACTTAGATGTTTTATAATTGATATTGCTCTTTGCCAACAAAGATCGGATAGCGATGCCTTGTTTACTTCTGCCATCTAAAGATTCGTCGTTAAAGAACTTTTTCGTGATGGTATTTAAGTCAGGAAATTCTAAAGCAATGCGCTTGATCTTTTCCTTCTCTTCTTCCGTGAAGGTTATTTGTTTATTTGCCACCTAATATATCCTCGTTTTGAAGAATGCTTGTCGCTATTTCTTTAAATAGTTTTTTAAGATTCTTTATTTGCTTGTATCCTGCCTTTTTCCCCTTTTCGTTAGTCTTGTATCCCATCTCTGATGCTAGTTTCTCCTCGTCAATGCCATCGATATACAATCTAGAATAGACTCGATATTGTTTTGGGCCTAATCTATGCTTCATTTCTTCATGAAGTCTCGCAGCGCTAGCTAATACATCAAAATTTAAATCTTTTATCCCATTTAAGCTTTGTGCATGATTCTCTATCGAAACTGAAAGCTTAATATCGTAAGCGCTCTTTTTAGTCTTTTCCCATTTTCTAAAAACAGGGCATTCTGAACACTGTAAACCGCTAGGAGTAATCGAACAGGCGGGGGGCTGATTGCCTTGATTGTATTTGCAGCTTAAACAAGGTCTAACATAGTTAGAATAGTTATTCCTAAGAAGGTTCTTAATTTGGTTTACAGTAATTCGCGCAATCCAAGGCTCCAATGGCATTTCCTGCTTCCACATTTTCCATTTCTTTGAGATATGGAAGCGAACAATCTGCGCCACATCATCATAGTCCATCCAACTGATGGCTTTTAACCTCCAAATATATCGGTGCTTTTCGATTATACGGTCTATAACCTCTTGCCGATCCTCATATCTAATTCTTAGTTTAATCTTTGGTTGATCCATATTTTGTGGGTGACAACCCATCAATCCCACTAACTCGTCTAGAAGAGAACTTCTTTGCCCGAGCTTCACTTGGCTTTTGGGCCAGTTCCTCTAAATTAAAAACTCTAAATCCACCTTCCATTTCGATCTCTACGTCCAACTTATCTAGTTCTGGAAGCTCTTGGATATCGTTGCCTTCGTCATCATCCTCATTTTCACTAGCCGAGATGCTTGTTTTTGCTTTTTCAGACGGTTGTTTGCCTTTCGCGCCCATGCCCGAGCCGCATTTGGAGCAAAAATTAGGGGCAAAACCACTATATTCGTGTTTCGCCCCGCATTGTGTACAGAAAGTCGTTGCCATAGTAGAGTCTAATTATATCGTAACTTACGATCTTATTAGTATTCTACCTATATACACTGTTTTTTCTATACTCTGTTTGAAATAAGCGTGTTGATCTTCTTGATAAGGAATCTTAAAATCTTACTTCTCTTGATGTCTTCCTCGCCAAATTCGAAGGTATAAACACCGTTCTCTTCAGACTCTTTATCTGAAAAGACATCGAAAAATTCGGTGAATCCTGTTCTGCCTTTCAAATCTGGCTGCATAAAGTCTCCACAAAGAAAGATTTTTGAACCTTCGCCAATTCTAGTGATCAGCGTAGTGATCTCTCTTGCTGAAAAGTTCTGAACCTCATCGGCAATAATGATTTTATCAGTTAAGGTGCTACCTCTTAAGAAATTGACAGGAATTGCAGATACTCTGCCGTCCTCTTTTAGTCTACTAGCATCCATAGTTTCAACAATTTCATTAATTTTATCCTCTAGTGGGATAAGATACGGCTGAAACTTCTCATTGATTGTTCCGGGTAGTGCTCCAATAGACTTTTCCGCACTCTCAATGATAGTTCTTACATAAAGGATGTCCTTTTCTGTATCTTTGATTAGATTTAAAGCAGCGTACACTGCCATAAATGTTTTTGAAGTTCCCGCTGGCCCAGCAATAAAAACTACTTTAATTTCTTCATCTAAGAGCAGTTTTAATAATTCTTGTTGTTTATCTGTAAACTTAAACTTTCTCTCTTTGAATCTGATTTCTGTTTTCATCTGCGGAATAACAATCTCCGCTGATGCTGATTTTGTTTTTTTGGGCTTTTTTGCCATAAATATTAAATAGCCTAACCGTATTTCTACAGTTAGGCTTTTTCTTATAAGCTATCTTAAGTAACGGATAGAGATTCTCAAATCTCTTATCCGTTGATCTACAAAAATTTATTAGAAAAATTTTAATAAGACTAAACTAAGTTAGCTTGTTACTGTGCTAGTACCAGCATCAGAGAAATCTCCAGAACCGCCAGATTGTGTAATAAAGTTAGTTGCATTAATGACGTGATTAGATACACAATTAGAAGCGTTCACGCGTATTCCGTAGCGAGGACGATTTGCGCCAGAAATCAATATAACTGAAGTGCTATTAGCGGCGGTTCCCCAAGTTGTACTAACAGTAGCTACCCCAGTACTGCCATCATAAGCGCTAATTGTTCCAGATTGCCCACTGCCTGTGCCGCCCGTGATGCGCAGTGTGTTTCCTACGTAGAAGCCGGTTACTGTACTGCGTCCCGCAGGAAGTGTAACGGTTGTTGTGCTACCTGCAGTAGCAGTTCCACCAAAAAACTGCATTGCCATTTTTACAGTATTAGATAAAACTGAATTATAACAAGAAGAATTTTCAAGAACGATATTATCACCCGCAGTTAAGTCTGCGCTAATTGCATTTTCAGCAACATATGTCCCTATTGCCGAGCAATGTTGAGCATTAGTAAATTGTACCCCATCTCCACTATTCTTATAAACTGAACCTCCATTAAAAGTCGCTTGTGCAGCACCATTAAAAGAAACTCCTTTTCCTCCATTAAGATAAGAAGAGCATCCATTAAAAACCTGACTACCAGGATACGAATTATTCCATAAGATATCAAAGCCCATCACACTATTGGAATGGCTAATGCAATTAGTATAGGTGGCCATCTTCGCCCCACCGGGCTTGAATCCGTCACGCGAATTACTATAGGCAATACAGTTTGTAACTTGCGCATTATTACATGCAATATAGAATCCTTCCAATGTATTATTATTGGCGATGCATCCACTATAGATTACATTTCCACCAAATAGTGCATTAAATCCATTTTCAGTGTTGCTATATGCACGGCAATCTACCGCTTCTATATTTGTTGCTAGTGTCGTATTGATAGCTAATCCATGACTCGCATTAGAAAAGAATAGGCATCGAACGAATTTAACTCCATTTACCGATAATCCAGCATCTGGCTCGACATCAAATCCACATTGAGGAGCGGCTCCGCTAGCGCTCGAAAATTCACAATCGACAAACTCAATATTTGTTCCGTGAATTAAAGATCCGCCATTTCTCTTTGCTCCGCTTGATTTTACTCGAATAAAGCGTACGTTGTTAACGGTAGCTCCAGCATTTCCTCCTACGGTTAATCCATCTGTAGCTGCAGCTGTAACATTTACGTCTTGAATAGTTAATTCAGAAATTATATTTCCAGAAGTTTGGCCATTCACTAATATAGGATACTGAACATAAGAAGACGATACATATCCATTGATAGTGAGGCCGTTACCGATAATTGCCGCATTTTTAATTGTAGAATCGGCGGAAGTATCTACCGTAAGCATATAACTGATTCCGCTTGGAGTTCCCGAATTAAGAATTGTTCCGGGTGCAAAGACTAATTTTATATTATTTTTAACCGTAATTCTATTTCCAGTAGTTCCGCTAACTCTATAAGTACCAGTTGGAACTTGGACCTCTCCTCCACCAGAACCTAGGGAAGCGATAGCAAGATTAATATATGGAGCGGCTTCAGTTGAATTATCATTAATTAAACCAAACCAACCTGCACTAACTGGGCCAGAAAACTGACGATACCAACGGCCAGATCCGGCTGATGGTGCAATTATAGTGCCACTATTATCCGATACGGAGCTAGAACTGTTATACATAAACAATCCTTGACCCATATCTCCATTAGCATAATATCCTCTAACGTATAAATAATCTCCATTAGAGAAATTAGAAACATTAGTATTTTTTAAATCAGAAATCGTATTTACGCTAGAAATACCAAACCCAACCGAAGCTCCATTTATTCTTGCATAAACTCCAGCTGAAGTTGTCCACAAGTCTCCGTTTACAGGAGAGGTTGGTGGCGATCCGTGAGGTAAATTTAATCCTGCTCCACTTGTAGAAGATGCAGTTGTATTAACTTTACCAACAAAAGTAGCAACGCCAGCAGAGGTGATTGAAAATTTTGAAGTTCCTCCTACTTTCAAATCAACCAATCTATTGTTACTGCCTAAGACTGCCGTTTGCGTTACGTCTCCATGAAGTAAAACATAATTACTAGTGCTAGTTCCTGTTTGATTAAATGTCGGAGTTAGATTTAAAACTCTAATTTCTCCCGAATTAGCGGTGGGAGCAAAACTTGGGTTTACTCGTAATGCGCTAACTGCAACAGAGTCTGCTACAATTGCATTTCCAACTCCTGTATCTACAGTAACTAAACTAGAACCCGAATACGAGGTTAAACCTCCACTTGTCAAAAATAAACCTGTAGTATTTCCTGAAATATAAAGTGGAAGATTAAGGGTAGATAGCGATGCTTTTGATGTGGTAGTTACATCTAAAAGTACACAATAATTAGAATCGCTTTGATTATAAACTCCAATTCGACTACTGTTTGATCCAAGATTAATAACTGCTGCCGCTTTATTTGCAGTTGAACTGCTATTTGTTGCAAAAAAGATATTTGACGAAGAAGAAATAATATCTTGATTGATTCCAAGAGTACCTCCAAAATAACCGGCTCCAGCCACTCCGAATCCACCAGCTACTATCAATGCTCCGCTTGTACTAGATGCAGACGTAGTTGTAGCGTCTACTCTTAATGTTCCAACAGCAGATCTAGAAAGAGTAGCGTCATGCCCAGCTAAAGTGGTATTAGTGGAAGATCCCCACGCTAACGATCCATCTTTTCTTAATGAAAATCTCAACTTTCCATTAACATCCATTCCATCTAGTAATCTTTCATTAGCGTAATCTCCAGTAGTAACTCTTAAAACCGCTGTTGGCCCATTAATATCAGACCAAACTCCAAGCATGGAAGGTTCTGTAGTTGGGGCTGTAAATGCATTTCCAGTACCAGAAATAGTTACCCACGCATTAGTTAGAATTTCTCCATTAGATCCAAATTTTGTTCCAATTTCCCATCCACTAGGAGGGCTATTTCGCATAACTCTAAACGCGTCTCCACTTGTGCTTGCGGTACAGTCTATAGTAAAAGCTGCCCCTCTTCCTGTTGCATTATAAACTGTAGTTGTTCCCGAACCTGCTGGATTTAATGCGATTCCTCCGCTTGTTCCTTGACTTAAAGTTATAGCTCCTCCAGCGCTGCCTCCAGAAATAATTAAATTTGTAGCAGATGGCCCCGAAATAGTAGAAGAAGTGACGCTAGTTGGCGTAATTGCTCCTAACGCTAATGTAATTGCTGGGGTTGAAGTAGCATTGGCTACAGTTCCAGATATACCATTAGCGCTAGTGACCGATACGGTGGTAACTGTCCCTGCTCCTCCACCTGTTCCAGAAGGAGCGGCCCAAGTCCCATCTGCACGTAAAAAATTAGTGCTTCCACCACCAGAAGATGGCACCAAGCCCTTAAGAGACGAACTAAACAAATCGAGAAGCGCCGTTGCCTGAGTTGCGCTAAGATCTTCGGGCGATCCTGTACCAGCAGTTGTTCTTCCTTTAAAAGTAGCTGTTAAAACATTCGCAAGTTTTGCATTCGTTACTGCAGAACTAGCAATTGTAGCCGCAAACGAACCTGTTCCACTTCCAGTTATATCTCCAGTAAGAGTTATAGTCTGATCTCCAGTATTCACGCCGCCGCTAGTTCCACTATGTATTCCACTGATAGTAGACGTTCCAGTAATAGCGAGCGTAGGGGTTGAACTTCCAGATAAAGTGATACCATTTACAGTTGAAGGCGTTATTGCTCCAAGACTTAATGAAATAGCTGGAGTAGTGGTCGAATTGCTTACAGTTCCAGAAATTCCATTTATAGAAGTGATAGAAACATCCGTTACAGTCCCGCTTCCTCCTCCACTTGTTCCGCCCGTACTATATGGCCCAACGCTAACACCATTAATTCGGGCGAAAAGGCCAACTGTAGTTGTCCAAACATCTCCATTGACGGGAGAAGTGGGAGCGGTCCCATGAGGGATATTTAAACTAGCAGCGGATGTCGTTGACGCTGTAGCAATAATTTTATTACCAAATGTCGCTGTTCCATTAACTGTTACGTTGCCACCAAAAGTAGGGCTAAAAGCCGACAATTTTCTCGTATTGCCGCTTGTACCGTCTATAGCGAAAAAATCGCCAGAAGCAGAAGCAGAAGCCGTGGTGGAGATGTCTTTGATGCGAATGTCTGGCATTTTTAATTAGAAATAACTAGTCGATTAGAAGTGTTTCCATCAATAAGATAACTGCCATCAGAAGTGGTTAGATAATAAATATTCGCTAACGTGTCTTCTAAGTTCATATCTTCTATGATTTGGACATCTACTTTTACAGCATTATTGTTATTAATAGAAACCGATTGCGATGCTAAAACTCCAGATACAGAAAATGAATTTCCATCTGCCATACCCATTGTTGCTACAATAAAATTATTTGGCTCATAATCCGATAGCCAATCCGCATTTGAAATTCCATTTATTTGCAAGGTTTTAGTGATTTTGCTTACGCTAACCCTTGAAGGATATGCACTACCAAGTTCAAAATCGGGTAATCTCTCTACATCTAAACTAAAACTTAGATTTTCATATTCTGAAATAGCTTGAGAAAATCCAGTAGCAGTTATTCCTATAGACATTCCCCTTAAAGGAGATATCGGCGTAGCGCTTGTAGATTGTTCGCCGTATGAATTTACTCCATTTCCAGCAGACATACCATACGAATCGAATTGCATATTTAAACCTAAAACCTTCCAAGGTTCTAATGAAAATTGAAACGATTTAAGAAAACACTTATCAAATCTATAGTTTGGAACCTGAACGTAAGATCCACTGGTGAAATTTCCAGTTAAAGAAAGAAAATCAATAAATTGATTAAAGCCAACTCCAGTTACAGGAACAACGGTAGTTGAAATTGACGCTGTTTTAGGTCCAGTTTGGATATAATAATCAAAATTTTGACCGATTCTTTTGACTCTTTTTAATGCAGTTGAATTAGATGCTGTAAAGTTTGTGGCGTACATCACATTGTAGTTTGTTGTAGACAAACTCTGCTCGTCTCCTGTCGAAAGAAACGCTCTTACGTTATCGTATGTGATATATGACATCGGATATATTTACACTATCCTATTATGTTCGTGCATTTTATCTCAGTTTCAATTTTTTTACAAAAGCGCTTGACTTATTAATAAAATCGTGTTTAATTTCTAAAATTATGAACGGAAAAGGATCAAAACCAAGACCATTATCAGTTTCTTACGATGAATTTGGCAATCGTTGGGACAACATCTTTAAAAAAGGAACGCCAGACAACATCTCTTCCCTACAAGAGAATGAGATCTTTGTTTTTGGCTCAAATGAAGCGGGCATTCACGGCGCAGGTGCCGCTGCGCTAGCTAATATTAAGTTTGGAGCAGCTTGGGGTGTGGGTGCGGGCGCAACTGGTCAATGTTACGCTATACCAACTAAAGACTGCCACTTAAAAACACTTCCATTGCTTAGAATCGAGGTTTATATCGACGCTTTTCTACAATATGCGGCGAAATATCCTCATAAAACCTTTCTCTTAACAAAGATTGGGTGCGGGCTAGCGGGATATTCGGAAAAAGATATCGCGGCGTTATTTAAAAATAAACTTCTTCCTATAAACGTCACGTTTCCACAATCATTTTGGAAAATCATCGCTACTGATTAATATAAATTTATGGTAATGTTATTTTTTACCTTAGAATTTACCATGAAATACATTTTGTTCCTTTTGAGAATAGTGTTTTTGCTGTTCGTTTTAATTTCAATATCTTTCATTTGTTTTTTTGCTTGGATTTTAGAGCCAAAACAAGTATTTAGAGATGTGAAAAACCTATTTTTAGATGTTCGCCATTTCTTAACCCATGATCACCCATTTAAATAACCATATTTTCGTAGATCTAGACGAAACTCTTATCCATTCTTGTCCAGATAATCAGTTCGAGAATATAGTTGGGCACGAAAAGCTCGTTAAAACGGTAAAATTGTCTGGAAACGATCTTTACCATACTCAAATGCGCCCAAATGCTATCGAATTCTTAAATGAACTGCGCAAAATCACTTCTAACGTGTTTATGCTAACGATTGCAACCAAAGAATATGCCGTTGCTATGAATCGCATCTTTGGTTTAGGGTTTTTCTCGGACATGATCTACTCCCGAGAGCATATCCAGTGCAACGCCACGCCAGAAATTGGCGCAGGTAATGTTTATCTGATCGACAATCTCCCTAGGCATCAAAATCGCAATAAGATTATCTATTTGCGAACGATTGGGCCGCTAACTTACATTCAAACGCCCGAATACACTGGCGGCGCAGAGGGATTTAATGGATATTCGACGCATCTAATAGAGCACATCAAATCTCAAATTAAAAACTAGCTTTTATGAAAAAATTACTGTATATTTTGTTCTTTTCCTTTGCACTTCGCCTCTCCGGGGCGGATTTCGTTCCCGGTTACGCTATTATTAACAACACTCAAGAGGCAGCAGGTTCATTTATCGCTGGCGCATCTCAAACAACAGTTTCGGGCGAGATGGTTTACGGCGGTTTAGCTACCGCGTCCGACCCCGCATGGGCGGGCAAGGTCGTTTTGCTAGATCGCGGCACAAACACGTTCGTCCAGAAGCTCCAAAACGTAAAAGCGGGTGGCGGCGTTGGCGCAATTATTGCCAACAACGTTTCTGGAGGATACACTGCTTCGCTAGGCACCGCATCGTCTACCGTTTCGGCCATTTCAATCTCTAAAGAAGACGGGGCCAAATTAAAATTGAAATTAAATTCCGTAACGACAGTTTCTGCCACAGTTCCAACAGTCAACACAACAACCACAACAACAACCACGACAAACTCAACAACAACCGGGGCTCCGAGTGTTCCTTTTGTCATTCCCTCTGTTCAAATTGGCGTTCCGAAAGAAGCAACAGTAACTTTTGTTGCTACTGCAGACGGCACAACTCCAATGAGTTGGCAATGGAAACTAGAAGGCGTTAGTTTAGCGGGAAAAACAGAATCAACATTAAAATTATACGGCACTATTCTCGTTACGGGCAACTATTCTGCTACTGCATCTAACGTTGCAGGTTCAGCAACCTCGCCAAATTACTTTTTACAAGTTTTACCATGATAAAAAACCTCGTTCCTTTCTTAGAAGAATCTCCGGGCGTATGGAGTTCCATTCGTCTTCAAATGTTACTATCTTTTTTCTTTTGCGGATTGCTCCCCACTATCGTTTGGATATTTTTTTGTATTTTCTCTGGGAAAATCGTGGAATTTCCCGCTTCGGCAACGACTTTTCTCCTTGGAGTAATTGGAATCGCTTCTACGGCCAAAGTTGTGCAGTATAAGATGGAGCCAACTGTGCCAGTTGTGAATCAAACTACCGTTCCCCCAGTTTTAAACACTAATGTTCTCGTTTAACATGAAAAAATTTATTTTAATCCCTTTTCTTTTCTTAACTGGCTGCGTTTCGGAGCCTGTTTATCGCCAACCGCCCCCGCGAACGACCGTTGTTATCGTAGAAACGGGAGAAACTGTTGTTCTTTACCCCCATTATCGCCCTTATAGAT